AATAACACCGTAAAGTGCCCTCTATTCCCTATCGGAGTAGATACAGTAAAAGATTTAATGTTCTCGCGTTTAAAGATTAGAGAGCATGGTGCAGGATACGTTCACTTTGCAGATACACTAAATGATGAATACTTTCGCCAGCTTACGGCTGAAAAAGCAGTTACACGATTCCATAGAGGCTTCAAAAAGCGCGTTTTTGAGAAAGTAAGAGCGCGAAATGAGGCATTAGATTGTATGGTGTACGCGATAGCCGCTTATAGTATACTCGGGGTGAATGTAAATGCTTTAGCGGCTAGAATTGGCGAGTCTGAAGTACCCAGAAAACAGGAAGAAGCACCCGAAACGCGGCCAGAGCCATTTGTTCCAAGGCTTCCGCGCAAAGGAAACTTCGTGAACTCTTGGCGATGATAGAGCATGGCGAACTTATTCGACGCTTCCAATGCACCAGAAGGCGAACCAACTGAGATAGTCGTCGGCGACTTTATTCAGTGGAAGCGGTCTGATCTGGTCGGCGATTATCCTCCAGCGGACTATTCTGCTGAATATGTGGCTAGAATTACCGGCGGAGGGGCTTCAGAGATCAAACTGCCAGCCACTGAAAACGCCAGTTACTATTTATTTACCGCAGATTCGGCTACTAGCGCCGATTTTGCCGTTGGTTTGTATCACTGGCAGTTAGAGATCACACAAACTAGCTCAGGGAATCGGATTGTTGTTGATATTGGCGACTTTGAAGCTATTCCTGATATGGATGTTAATCAATCAGATCCTCGGATACACGCAGAGATCATGGTTAAGAAGATTGAGAGCCTTTTAGAGGGAAAAGCTGACGCAGATGTTGCTTCTTACTCGATTGCGGGTCGCTCACTAACTAAATTAGGTTTTTCTGAGCTTGTAGAGGCTCGCGACTACTATCGAAAGGAAGTTGCGAAGCATAAAAATGACAGCTTGGTGAAAAGAGGCAAGAAAAACGGCTCTACCATACAGGTAAGGTTCTGATATGGGTATTTTTGACAGATTTAAGGGTAAAAAGCCCGAAGAGAAGAAAGTCTTTAAGCGCTCGTATCACGCGGCAAGCCCCAGTCGGCTTTTTGCGGACTATGTCGAGTCAGAGCGGTCTCCAGATAGTGAGTTGTACCCAGTTATTGCGAGAATGCGTGCTAGATCGCGTGATTTGGCTCGAAACAATGAATATGCACGTCGATATTTCAACCTGCTGAAGACAAATGTAGTCGGTCAGCACGGTTTTAAGTTGCAAGTTAAGGCTTTAGATCCTCGAGGCGTTTTAGACACAGATGGCAATCAAAGCATTGAAACAGCGTTTAAAGTATGGGGAAAACGAGGAAATTGCACTGCTGACGGTAAATTGTCGTGGGTAGACGTGCAAAAAATGGTGGTGGAAGGTCTCGCTAGGGATGGAGAAGTCTTTGTCATCAAGCATCGAGGTAACTCATTCAGAGATTCGTTTGCGTTAGAGTTTCTTGAGCCAGATCAGATTGATGAGAAGAAGAATGAGCGCTTAGATGGTGGTCGAGAGATCCGCATGGGCGTAGAACTCGACAAGTTCAAGAAACCTATCGCATATCATGTTCTTACGTCTCATCCTGGAGACTATGATTTTGCCTCTATGGTGAAGTCTCCTAAGCACAAGCGCGTACCGGCAGAGCAGATGATTCATGTCTTTATGCCGTTGCGTGCTGGACAGTCGCGCGGCGAGCCGTGGATGTCATCTGCGATGGCAAGCATCAAGCAGTTGAACGGATGGCGTGAGGCTTCAATCGTCGCGGCTCGTATGGGCGCGTCTAAGATGGGATTCTTCACCTCACCTAGCGGTGATGGATTTGTTGCGGACGATTTAGACGGCAATGTTCCTATAATCGACGCTCAGCCTGGTACATTCCATCAGCTACCGCAGGGCGTAGATCTTAAGACTTTCGACGTTGGGTATCCCACGAGTGAGTTTGACAGCTTTCATAGATCGGTATTGAAAGGCATCGCCTCGGGCCTTGGAGTGTCGTATACGTCGCTTGCCAATGATTTGGAAGCAACATCCTATAGCTCTATTCGTCAGGGTGCGCTCGAGGAGAGGGATTTCTATCGTAGCGTTCAACAAGTAATGATTGATCACTTTGTACAGCCTGTTTATGAGGCTTGGCTTGAGGCGGCGATGGAAGTAGGTACGCTGTTCATGCCTATAGCGACATTTGACAAGTTTTCTATGTCATCAGAGTTTCGTGGCCGCGCTTGGAATTGGGTTGACCCAATGAAAGAGATGAATGCCGCAGTTCTAGGAATGAAGAACGGAGTTTTGAGCTTGCAGGATGTTGCGGCTCAATACGGAAAGGATACGGAAGAGCTTTTGGCTGAGATCCAACGTGACAAGAGCTTGATGGAGCAGTTCGGTATTAAGTATGCGCTTGAACCTTACGGTGCAACGCAAATGGGTATTGAGCCTGATATCAGCGGAGATGATGATGGCGAAGTATAAGGGTGAAGACATTGAACTTAAACCAACTGAAGGAATGGTTGCTGAAGCTCAAAGAGGGCTGGATTGGCGAAAAGAGCATGGTCGGGGCGGCACTGAGGTCGGCGTTGCTCGTGCTCGTGATATTATTAATGGGCGGGAGCTTTCTCCTAGCACTGTTCGGCGTATGTATTCTTTCTTTAGTCGACATGAGGTTGATAAGAAAGGAAAAGGATTTAGTAAGGGTGAGCAAGGATGGCCAAGTGCAGGACGCATAGCTTGGGCATTGTGGGGAGGGGACGCAGGTTTCTCATTCTCCAAGTCTAAGGTAAAGACGCTCGATGCAATAGATGAGAGGTGTGACGAGATGGACATTGAAACTAGGGCGGAAGCTGGCGATCTTAAGGTCGGCGACATGGTGAGCTGGCAAAGCTCAGGCGGTCGCGCGCAAGGTAAGATCGACCGTATCGTTAAAGACGGGAGTTTTGATGTTCCCGACTCTGACTTTACAGTAACAGGCACTGAAGATAACCCAGCGGCTTTGATCACACTGTATCGCGATGGCGAGCCTACCGATCGTAAAGTGGGTCATCGCTTTTCCGCATTGACTAAGATAGATGATCGGAATTATAACGATGAGGAAGAGCGTCATATTAAGAATGTGACTGAGACCGATGACTCTTACATCATAGAGTTCGGTAAGTCCGAGGAGCCAGAGATGGCAGTAGAAGAAGAGGAGGAGAGATCTATGAGTGATCAAGATTACTCCAAGCGTTCTATGTATATGGACGCATCACCAATCAATGAGGACGAGCGTAGAGTCTCAATGGCACTAAGCTCAGAAGAGCCTGTTGCTCGCTCGTTTGGAATTGAAGTATTAGAGCATTCAGAGGATGCGATAGACCTGAGCTTCTTAGCGTCAGGCAGAGCGCCTCTTTTGCTAGACCATGACCCACAGAAGCAAGTGGGTGTAATTGAATCTGTCGATCTCGATGGCTCGGCACGGCGTCTCCGTGCGACGGTACGTTTTGGAAAGAACGGACTTGCTAAAGAAGCATTCGACGATGTTGTTGATGGCATACGCGCAAATGTATCCATTGGATACGCTATCAACAAAATGGAGCGTCAGGACAAAGACAAGTACGTCGCAAAGTCTTGGCGTCCCGTAGAAGCTAGTTTGGTATCAATTCCAGCGGATGTCTCCGTTGGTGTTGGTCGATCAAGCGAGCCTACAACCGAAACCGTAACCGTAACCGTTAGAGAGGAAACTCCCATGACTAATGAAGTAGATGTTGCGGCAATCGAGTTAGAAGCTCGTAAAGCCGCTCAAAAAGATGCCGCTCAAATCGTTGAGCTTGGTTCGCGTCACAATCAGTCAGATATGGCTAAGCGAGCAATCGCTGAAGGTCGTTCTGTAGCTGAGTTCCGTGGCGAATTGTTGGATGTAATCGGTTCAGAGCGTTCGCTCGAGTCGCAGGACATCGGCATGACCAGCAAAGAGCTTAAGAAGTTCTCGCTAGTTCGAGCCATTCACGCTTTGGCTAACCCAACTGACCGACGTGCTCAAGAAGCCGCCGCTTTTGAATTCGAGTGTTCAGAAGCCGCCGCTAACGAGTTTGGTCGTGCCGCACAGGGCATCATGCTCCCAACAGACGTACTGCGTACTTGGAAGCGTGACCTTAACTCATCAGATGAGTCAGATCTGTTCAGCGATGATTATCGTGGAACTGACTTTATCGATGTCTTGCGTAACGCATCTAGCGTCATGCAAGCCGGTGCTCGCACTCTGAACGGTCTTTCTGGAGATGTTAAGATCCCCAAGAAGACTGCCTCTGCTTCTGCCGCATGGATTGCGTCAGAGGGTGGAGCGTCTACTGAGTCAGAAATGACTGTTGGTAACGTCTCAATGTCACCTAAGACACTTGGTGCATTCACAGACGTAACTCGTCAGCTCATGATTCAGTCAAGCATGGACGTAGAAGCTCTGATCCGTGACGATCTTGCTCAAGCTATCGCTCTTGCGATCGACTTAGCTGGTCTTGAAGGTTCAGGCTCAAGCGGCCAGCCTACGGGTATCTTGAACACCTCTGGTGTCAACACTGTAACTGCATTCGCGGCGGCTAATCCAACCTTCGCGGAAGTTGTAAGTCTGGAAACTGCTATTGCTGAAGACAATGCTCTTATGGGCAACTTGGCATACATCCTTCCAGCGGCTATGCACGGTGCATTGAAGACTACTGAGAAGGCGTCTGGTACAGCGCAATTCGTTGTTGAGCCTGGTGGCACAATCAATGGATACCGCTCTATCGTGTCTAACCAAGGAACTGCTGGAAACATGTACTTCGGTAACTTTGCAGATCTCTTAGTTGGCTTCTTCGGTGGACTTGACCTAGTAGTAGATCCATACACTGCATCAACAACTGGTACTATCCGAGTTGTTGCTCTTCAGTCTATGGATGTGGCAGTACGCCACGCAGTTAGCTTCGCATTCGGTAACGACGGCTAAGACTAATAGCCCGCCCTTCGGGGCGGGTTTTCTCTAAGGAGGAAGTATGAAGTACGAAGTAATTAAAGGTTGTGTGATTGCTGGCAAAAGTTCTTGTGTCGGCGACATTGTTGAACTTGATGAGAGATTGGCACGATCTCTAATGGGTATTGGTCGAGTGACTCCGTTAGATGAGTCAAAGACTGTAAATCGAGCAGTCGGCGTTGAAGGCGGTGAAGAGAAGCCTAAGCGACGGACTCGTAAGCCCAAGGTAGAAGAAGAGAAAGAGGCTGAGTAATGCCAGTAGAAGTTGCGGCTGATCGCAGTATTTTCCTTGTCGATTTTGGTGTGTCCTGTACGGGCAAGCCTATATTCGGGCAAGAGACTACGTTTACTGCTATTTTCGACGCACAACATGCGTTGGAGGATGCGGGTGGAATGCTGGCATTCTCTGTTGATCAGCCACGACTTACTTGCAAGTCAGGAGACATCTCAACCTTGCAAGAGGGCGATACCGTTATTGTGCCGGTTGATGGCAATAACGTGGATTACACGATTAGGGTTGTTATGCCAGATGGCACAGGAATCACTGAGCTGGCTTTGGAGAAGCAATGAGCCATATCAGAACCCGAATTAGGCATAATCTTGTTACTACGCTAACAGGATTAACTAGGACTAAGGCGAACTGCTTTGACACGCGAGTTTTTGCAGTTCACAACGACATTCTGCCAGCGATATGCGTTTACACGCAGAGCGAGACAACTCGCTACCCAACGATGGGACCGCCAAGGATGTTACAGAAAAGACTTGTCGCCAGAATCGAAGTGTACGTTAAGATGACTGGAACGTACGACGAAATGGTTGATGAGATATGCGCTGACATAGAAGAGGCGCTTTACACAGATTTGACTAGAGGTGGGCTTGCTGTAGATACGCGCCTTGTCTCTGTTGACACAGACTTCTCGGCTGACGGTGATCAACCTGTCATGGTGGGCAGATTAACTTGCGAGGTTGATTACTTTGCGGTTGAGGGCAGTCCAGAAGGTTAGTAAAATCGAGCATATTTAACGCTTTTGCGAGGACGTAAAAATGGCAACAAATATTGGTAAGGACGGAGCAGTATATGTTGGTTCAAATGCTGTAGCCGAAATCAAAGAGTGGTCTCTTGAGACTACTAGCGAAGTAGCTGACGACACTGTAATGGGTGATTCTTGGATGACTCACACAGCGACTCAGAAGTCATGGACTGCATCATTTACTGCATTCTGGGACCCTACTGACACTAATGGTCAGCAGGCTTTGACAGAAGGCGCGTCAGTCACATTGAATCTTTATCCTACGGGTAATAATTCAAGTGATTACGAGTGGACTGGCACAGCGACTATTACTTCAGTCAGCAAGTCAGCATCTTTTGACGGTTTCGTAGA